GAATTTACAAGATCTTTTACATAGAGAGTTGAATTAAACATACCATGTGAAACATTATCTAAAATGTTAGATGATTCTTTAACCTTAAAATCAATTGGTGTTGTTAGGTTATAGATCATGTTTGATTCAGAAGAACTTCTTGCTAAGTTAGCAGGTCTAATCTTATAATTGATATAAGGTAGTTCTTCTTTACCTTGTAGTGATTTAAATGCAAAGCCATCAAATGTCTCGTAAAAGAAATAAGACGCATTATCATTAACACCAGAGATTGTTCTTGCTGCTAACCAGTTTGCTGTATAGAATGGAGTCCATCTTGCAGGTATAAACTCTGTTGTATTTTTAGATTGTTCAAATGAATATGGCTTATTTGACTTTAGATCTGATGAAAGAATAGTACCAATAATTGCTTCTGGTTTACCTGTATACTTTTTAGATAGAGCTACATTAGCATCATTCACAGCTTCTGTTGATACTAAGTGTAAGATATAAGTATTTGTCTTAAAGTTCTCAATAGATCTATTTGTAATACCAGATACAGTAAATGAAAGTTTGTATTTCTTACCTGCATGATCATATAGATTATAAACTTCCATATCAATCCGCTCAGTACCATCAAACTTTGCTTCTGAGATAAGACCTAGTGAATCTAATACAACCAAAGATCCAGTTAAGAAAGGAGAATAGATATCTTGATAGAAGTTAAATTCAACAACCAGATTAAAGATGTTGAGTTTATCCTCTTGATTTCTATAGAGAATGATCTCTTTACTTTCAACTACCAGTAAGCCTGGTGATGCTGAGGTTCCCATTAGACATCCTCATTAAGAATTGTTGCTGAATCTTTTACTATTTTCTCTACAGCAGCCTTAGAAGGCAGTCTTATAATTCGCTTCTGTTCATTAATCTCATATTCATAATCATAATTTGATACAGAACTTAATGTTGACTTTTGTTCTTCTGTAGGTATAATCCATTCACCATCTTCTAGATCAATATAGTGATGAATAGCATGATCATTTGCACCACCAAAAGGAGTTGAGAAATAAAACAAATCAGTACCATCAACTAGAGTCATTTTAGTTGTGCTAAATGTCTTTGTGTAAGTTGTAATACCACTAACAGTTGAACTTGTTGAAGTCAATAGATCTTTAATCAGAGTATTGTCATCAGTAAATCTTCCCTTAACAAGCATTCCCTCTTCAAGTAGAATAGGATTAGTATCTGATACAGAAATTGTTGTTGTATCTAATGTTGTTGAAGCAGAACCAGTATACTTTTGATTTCTATTAGGGCTATATTTAGCCATAGTATATTGTTTAACTTGTTCTTCTGTCTTTGGCCAATCATTAATAGGATTTACAATCTCATTAAAGACCAATAAGACCCAGTAGTATTCTTCTGTACCATAGACTTTTCTTGCTACTGATTGTGGTGTATCACCATCAGCAATTCTATAGTAATCCCATGATTGAACATACTTAGCAAATAAGTCATTTACCTTAAATCTTCTAAGTACATGCAGCATCGGAAATGGATCTTCATTTTCTTTAAAATAATATGGGATCCAAGGGAAGTTAGCAAAATAGCCCATTAATAAAACACCTTTTTGATAAATTAGTGGTAATCGCGATGTGTCAGCATCCATTACCTTTAACACTTTTTAGGGAGTATCAACATGAGTATTTATTCTTCAGAGCAAGTTCTTCCGTATGTCTATCAAGGTACCCACAAAGATACCGGAAAAATCTATATTGGTTCTAGGACTAATAAGAAACAAAACCTACCGAGTAATTTAGATTTACAAAATTATAAAACATCAGCACCGGCAATTGAAGAAACATTCCATGAATTTAACTGGATAATACTTGCCGAGTTCTTTAATCCACAAGATGCTTGGTTACATGAACAATTTCTAATCTATGAACAATGGCAGATATCTAAAGAACAATCATTAAATCAACATCACTATCACTTAAAAGAATCATTTAATACTATAGGTAAAAGTCCATCAGAATATACTTTAGTTAAGATGAGAGAAGCACGAAAAGGAAAGAAATTAACAAAAGAACATAGAGATAATATAGCAAAGGCAAGATTAGGGAAAAGATATTCTTTAAGAAAGCCTAAAATTATCACAGGAAGACCTCATAAAGGAAAAAGAGGCCCTCAAAATAATCCTTTTGTCGGTGAGAGAAAGCAAAGACCAGAAGAACTGATTTTAACAATTGCTTTACATAGAACTAAACTTTTTGATTTTCTCACACCAGATGGATTTGTAATAAGTCAAATATCAACTAAAGACTGTTGCGTCCAATTTAATTTAAACATAAGAAATGCTCACCCAAAATTTTCAGCAAATGGTAAATATAAAGGATTTGTAAGACTCTAATATATGCCTCCAAGTTTAGTTTTATAAGTTGGTCCTGATGAATCAGTCTTCTTAGTATTTAAGTTAAATGTGAAGTCATTATTAGGATCAATAATGTTTCTAGTTAATGGTTCTGTTTCCATGAATGTCATCGAAAGTTCAATAGCAGTTGGAGCATTACCTGCTAAAGTTTGAGATCCATCTTCGTTTAATTGTTGTTCAAAGAATGAAGGAGCACCAGAAGCAAAGTAGTTAACTGATATGTTACTCAATGCGCAAGATAAAGTTGTTGGCACCCAGTCATTTCTTTTACCATAGGAGAAGAACTCAATATCAAATAAGTTAGGGAATTGCATATACAAACCACCAGTAGTAATCTCTGGTAGGTGGTGATACTTGAACATCTGAATAATATCCCAGATTGCTTTTGAATCTGCTGCTGATTTTGGATTAAGTTTCCATGTATATTCAAAAGTTCTTAATGATACATCACCTTTAAATAATAATTCTTTTCTTGGATTGTTTGCTGATTTAGTCATTGCACTACTTAGACCAGCACCAAGAACTCCATCCATTGTTGAGTATGCTGCTTTCTTTGACAAATTATCTGCAACACCAGATAGACCGTGACCTGATTGAATAGCATCTGCTGCTGCCATTGCAGATGTTAACATCGTACCCTCACCAAAAGATTCATCACCCCAAGAAGCAGAATAAGAAACATTCATATTTTCTGGTGGTGGTAGAACTAATACAGTATTAGTCCTAACATATTGACTTACAACAAAGTCAACTGCCTTTTCAAGCATGCCTTCGCCTACTATAGTCTTTAATCCTGCCGCTACTGCATCAGCCTTAGCAGCAATTGTATTACCTGTGCTTTGTCTGGTTGCATCACCTGATTGTCTTCTTTTTACAGAAGCTTCATGAGCACCACCTACAACTTCATTAACATAAAAGACCATAAAGTGTGGTTGAGATTCTGATGATCCTGTTGGGAATCTTAAGTTCTTAATGATTCCACCTTCATTGAATTCAGTGGTATATGTTCCAGAACCTTTTGCTGGATTACCTCTAAAAGCATCACCTGAATATTTTCTTTGTTCTGCCATAGCAGTACCTTATAAATTATGATATTATCTGTTAATTTATACATGGCAAGAGCATATAAGCAAGGATTATTTGAGGCAACAAATAAACAAAAGTATGCCGGAGATCATACTAAAATTGTGTATAGATCTTCTTGGGAATTAAAGCTCATGCGATATTTAGATCAACATCAAAATATTCTTAATTGGTCTTCAGAAGAAACTGTAATACCATATTTTTATGATGTAGATCAAAAGTGGCATAGATATTTCGTTGACTTTAAGGTTCACTTTATTGGTCAAGGTGGAATAAAGAAAACAGCACTAATTGAAGTTAAACCAAAAGCTCAGGTTGAAAGACCTGTTAAACCGAAAACAAACACAAGAAAAGCACAACAAAGATATATAGAAGCTATTGCGGAATGGATCAAGAACCAACAAAAATGGAGCGCAGCAACCTCTCATTGTAAAGACCGAGGTTGGGAATTCATTATCTTTACAGAAAAAGAATTAGGTGTTATATGAGTAGTCCAATTGTAGAATCAATAAGAAAAAGATTTAATGATAAAGCTCATGTAGAGGCTTATACAACTGAGTCGATGAACTGGTTTAGAAAGTTTGTTGGTTCAAAGTACTTTCAGATTCCAGGACTTAAGATTCTTAGGGATTATAAGAAGACTACTAATATTAAACTAGGACATATTTATTCATACGGCTATGATCCTAAGTGGAAAGACTCTTTAGATTACTATGATACATTCCCACTAGTATTAGTTATTGGTTTATATGATGATGGTTGGTTAGGTATTAACTTACATTATGTACCAGTTAAGTACAGATATTTGATCTTTGAAGGTTTATTAAAAACTCTACATGATCAAACAATAAATGAGAGAACACGCTTTAAAATTACGTATGATAAATTAAATGCACTGAAGATATCAAAGTGGACAGGAAACACAATTAAGCGTTATTTGTTTGATTATGTTCCAACAAACATTTATAAGATTCCACCAGAAGATTGGGAAATTATAATGGCTTTGCCATACGATGATTTTGTAGGTGCTCCAAGAAGACAAGTCTATAGAGAGATGTTACAATGACAACACAAGCAAGGTTTATTGCCGCACTAAGAAAAACAGGATTAGCTAACACTAATATGTTCTTAGTTGAGTTGACTCGACCAACTGGTTGGGATGACCAAAGTGTCTATATTAATAATGATTATAGATTTGCAATGACAGACGAAGAATTATCTAATTTTGCATTCTTTTGTGAAGAAGCTAACCTGCCTTCAACTAACATTTTAACATCAGATGATAGAATCCAATCATTCTTAATGAAATCACCTTACCAAAAAGAATGGGGTGATCTTACATTAACATTTAAGTGTGATTCTAATATGACTCAGAAGAAATTCTTTGATCATTGGTTGAACATGATTGTTAAAACAGAGACTGGTGATATTGGCTATAAAGATAGATATGCTACTTCTATTGTTGTTTCTATGTTCAAGAAGTCAACTAATAAAGATCAACAAGGATCTATAGATCCTGAAACAGGTGTGTATTTACCACCAATGCTTGAACCAGATCAAAATGTATTAGCAAAGATGTATGAGTTTACTCTAACAGAAGCATTTCCTACTCAAGTATCTGATATTCAATTAAGTCATTCTGGTCAAAATGAATTGGCTAAAGTTCAAGTAACATTTTCATTCAATAAAGTTAAAATTGGTGTTGTTGATTCTGCTACATATGAATTACCAGATGGTACAGACGGACAACGAGTTGATGATAACGGTAACATTGTAGATCAAGGTGATGTGTTTCAACAATTATCAGATAACGGTACTGTGGTTGTTGGTGATTATGACAGAGCACAACATACTCCAATTTTAGACGTACCAACTAGAAAATTCCCTAAAAATAATAAGTATTGGCCATCAGGTGTTCCGACACCAGCCCAAATGGCCGAGGCTGCAATAAGACAATTAGGAAAAGATACTCCAATTTTAAGAGAAGTTGCAAATAGAGTTCCTCCTCCTTTTAGTTTTTGATATAAATTAAGTAAAAGGAAAAGACTATGGCATTACCATCAACAAGAAATGAGTTTAAACAATACATACTTACAGAGTTAGGCGAACCTGTAATTGATATTAATATTGCTGACACTCAAATTGAACAATGTATTGATAAAGCAATTTTTAAATTCCAACGAGAGCATTTCAATGGTAGTGATACTATTTACTTACCTATTACTTTAACACAATTAGATCTTGATCATGAGTATTTAGATCTTACTTCACTTCCTGGCATTATTGGTGTTACTGGTATTTTTACTACTTCGAAATCATCTTCTAATTCAGTCTTAACAACAGAGTTTATGGTTAAGTCTGAAGCTATGTATCAAGCATTACATGCTGGTGGTGGTCTTGCTCCTTATGCTACGATGATGCAATATAGAGCTACTATTGATAATCTTATTAATGGTACTGATGGTATAAGATTCAATTGGACTGAAGGTAAAGTTCGCATTGACACATCTTGGTCTAAGTTTAGTGTTGGTGATATTATTATGCTAGATGCAGTTGTTGAAATTGATGAGACATTAAATTCTAGATTCTGGCAAAATGAATGGTTAAGAGATTATGCGCGTTGGGTAGTTCAAATGCAGTGGGGACAAAACTTAATTAAATTTAATAATGTTGAACTTCCAGGCGGTATGGTTCTTAATGGCGAAAAGATCTATGAAGAGGCTAAGGCAGCATTACAACTCATGAATGATAAACTATTAACAGAAGCACAATTACCACCGGACTTCGAGGTAGGTTAAGATGGCTAAGAATCCATACTTCTCATTCCCTAATCAACCTGCTGAAAAGAGTCTTTACTATGAATTGGCTGCTGAGTGTGTTGATATTCATGGCTTTGAGATCTATTATATTAGAAATGATTTAGTTAACTTTGATGATCTTTATGGTGAAGATAGAATACCTAATCTTACAAATGCAACTAAGATCACAGTGATGCTAACTAATGCAAGAGAAGGTACTATGGGTGAGGCAATCTTCTCTAAGTTTGGCTTCCAAGATAAAACAACAATCTCATTTACTATTGCTATTAAAGAGTGGTATGCTAAGTTTGCTGCCGGTTCAAGACCAAATGAAAATGATATTCTATATGTACCATCTTTTGGTCAATGGGGTGCATCTGATTTCTATAAGCTTACATTTGTGGATAAGTCTGCTTTAGGTGGTTACTTCCCTCTAGGTGATAAAAAGACATTTACCGTTGAGGCAGAAAAATGGGCTTACTCTTCAGAGAAACTTGATACTGGTAATGCAGAGATTGATGCTGCTGAATTGGTTGTTACATTAGATACAACTATCGCTCCAAATTTAGTAAATGAGTCACTGAACGATAAAGCGACAAATATTGCTTTGACTAATACATTCCTGGACTTTAGTGAGTCTAATCCGTTTGGAACTCCAGTTAGGTCATAATTTATGCTATCATTTCCGCCATTTTATAACGAGACTATTAAAAAGACCACTGCAACATTTGGTACTTTATTTAACGATATCTCTATTGTAAGATCTGTAAAAAATAATAAGACTCAGACTGTTAAAGTTCCTCTATCATATTCATCAAAAGATAAAGGTTTTGTTCGACGTGAACAAGATCCTGATATGAATAATGACTTTCAATCGGTCTTTCCAAGAATGGCATTTAATATGACTTCTTTGTCATATGATCCAGCAAGAAAACTTAATTCAGCAGAGTTTCAACAAAGTTATAACACATACCAACGAGCACCAATTCCATATAATATAACTTATGAATTGTATATTGGTGTTACTAATATTGAAGATGGACTTCAGATTATAGAACAGATCTTACCATTCTTTAATCCGGAGTATACTGTTACTACTGCTACATTTCCTGCATTAAATCTATCAATGGATATTCCATTCATACTTGAATCAGTTTCATTTGATGATCCTGGTGCAGATGATTCAGACTTTACAGAACAAAGAATTATTGAGTGGACATTAACATTTAATGCTAAGGCATGGTTATTTGGTCCTACTCAAACTAAGAAACAAATTCAGAAGGTTGATGCAACAATTTGGATGCAAGAACCTCTTACGGTTGATACACAAGATTCTAATATTGAAACTAAAGTGAATCCATTCACTGTTACAAATGAATCTGTTACACATACAGTTACAACAGTTGTATCAACACCACCAACAACACAGCTTTACTAATTAAAGATTATTCATAATGAATGAAACACTAATTTCACACCTAGATTCAATGTTAGGAGTTGAACCTTATGTCAACAATGTACCGCAGACGCTTAATGCACCAGAAATCATTACGGCTGTCGCAACGACCGAAGA